GGTAACCCGTACCAACGCGACGAATGGGTTGATCATGCTCACCTTCACGCCGCTGGAAGGGATGAGCGAGGTCGTTCGGCTGTTTTATCCGCGCCCCACCACGCCCGATCGCGTGCTGGTGCAGATGACGCTGGAGGACGCGGCGCATTTCACCCAGGAACAGCGCAACCGGATCAAGAGTTTCTACAAGCCGCATGAGGTCGAGGCGCGGACCAGGGGCATCCCGCAGCTGGGCAGCGGCAAAGTGTTCGCTGTCCCTGAATCTGCCTATACAGTCGATGCGTTTCAGCTCCCCCGCCACTGGCCGCGCATCATCGGCATCGATCTCGGCTTTGATCATCCCTTCGGCGCGGCCATGCTCGCGCATGATCGCGAAGCGGATGTGGTCTATGTCTCGCATGCGGTCTCGGTCAGCCAGCACACGGTTGCCCAGCATGCGCAGATCCTGCGCGGATGGGGTGCCAACGTTCCCATTGCATGGCCACATGATGCCGCCAGTCATGATCGGACATCCGGCGAGCCGATGGCGGAGATTTACCGCAGGCAGGGCCTCGCGATGCTGTTCGAGCACGCGACCTTCGCCGAAGGCGGCTTCGGTATCGAGGCCTCCATCGCGGATATCGTCGATCGGCTCGAGAGCGGCCGGCTCAAGCTGTTTGATCACCTGCATGATGCGCTCGATGAGTTCAGAAACTACCACCGGAAAGACGGCAAGCCGGTCAAATCGCATGACGATATCATCTCGGCGATCCGCTATGCGCTGATGATGCTGCGCTTCGCGCGCGTGCCCAGCTCCGCCAAGTCGGGCGCGCTGCGCCGGAACCTGCGGGTGGTCTGAGGCGCGTCTGCGCCTGTATCCACCCCCGTATTGACCATGCACGCCCCGTGCAACTAGTGTGCGTCCAGCGCAAGTTGCGCCAGCCACACTTCGTGGGATCGCCCAATGGCGCGGGAGCCAAGCCGAGCCCGGAGCAGCAACCGGTCTGAGCCCCTCGAGGACGAGGATATCGTCGCGATCCTGCGCGCCTATCGCGATGATGCCGTGTCTTACGCCGACGACACCCTGGCACCCGATCGCGAGCGCGCCTTCGCCTACTACGAGGGGGTGGTCCTCAATGACGACGGAACCCCCGAGGACCCGGAGCCCGGGCGATCCGGCACCGTCGTGCGCGAGGTCGCCGACATCATCCACACCATGCTGCCTGGGATTATCCGGATCTTTGCCGGTGGTGACCGGGTGGCTGACTACGAGCCGAATCATGCCGATGACGTGCCGGCCGCCGAGCAGGCGACCGAGTATATACAATACCTCCTGAACGCGGATGGGAATAACTGGTTCGCCACCCTGTATGACGCGGTGCATGACGCGCTCCTGAAGAAGATGGGCGTGATAAAATGGAGTTTTGAAGAGACCTCGTCTGTTGAAGAGTTTGACTATACTGGCCTCACTTTACTCCAATTCATGCAGCTTGCCAGCGATCCTGAAATAGAGATCCTCGAGCAGTCGACCCAGGAGCCGGATACTGCCCAGGTCGCGCCGCCCTCTTCACCCGCTCTGCCCGACCCTGGCACGCCGCCAGGGCTGCCTACGCCACCGGGCGCTGCTGGCTCTCCCGGCGTCCCGCCCGGCCCTCCAGGCCTCCCTGGCGCCCCTCCAGCCCCATCCCCCGGTCCTCCCACCGGGGCCGCGCCGCCGGCCGGCCTCCAACCTCCAGCCGGTCCGTCCTTGCCGGCTGACGGCGCGCCGCCGCCGGAACCTGTTGCGACTGCTGCTGCGATGTCCCCGGCAGCGGGCGGCGGCGCGTTGCCTCCCCAACCTCCTGCTCCCGAGCTGTTCGCCCCGGGCGCGCCCTCGCCGCTGATCGACTGCACGGTGCGGCGGACCCGCCAGAAAAGGGTGATCCGGGTCGCGGCGGTGCCGCCCGAAGAGTTCCTGATCGCGCGTGAGGCGCGTGCCATCCAGACCTCGCGCTATGTCGGGCTCAGGACCATGCCCACCGTCTCGGAGCTGCTCGAGCGTGGCTACGACCGGGACATGGTCGAGGAGCACGCGAGCCCCGATCCCGAGGCGCGTAACAGCCCGACCTCGAGCGAGGCCCGGCAGCGCAACCCCGGGCTGCGTGAGGGCGCGCCGGATGGCGGCCCCGATATCTCGACATGGCGCGTGCCGCACACCGAGCAGTGGGCCAGATTCGACGCCGATGGTGACGGCATCGCCGAGCTGCATCGCGTCTGCACGATCGGGCAGAACGGTGATGACATCGCGATCGACGAGCTGGACGCGGACATCCCCATTGCGCTGCTCAGTGCCATCCGGCTGCCACACGCCGCGATCGGCTATGCCATCGCGGATCAAACGGTTGATTTACAGGATATAAAAACCTCAGTCCTGCGCTCGATTCTTGACAGCCTCGCTCAGTCGATCTTTCCGCGCACCGCTGTCGTCGAGGCAGCGGTGACCATGGACGACGTTTTGAACAACGAGGTCGGCGCGGTCATCCGCATGCAGGCGCCAGGCATGGTGCAGCCACTCAGCGAACCGTTCATCGGCACCCAGGCTCTGCAGATCATGAATTACCTGGATGAGATGCGTGCGCAGCGCACCGGCATCTCACGCCAGAGCCAGGGCCTCGACGCGAACGTCTTACAGTCGACCACCCGCAGTGCTGTATCTGCATCTGTAGAGGCGGCACAGGATCGGGTTGAGCTGATCGCGCGCACCTTCGCCGAGCTGGGCGTCAAGGATGTCTTCAGAGGCCTGCTGCGTTACGTCATCCGCCACCAGGACAAGCCGCGCACCGTGCGGTTACGCAATCAGTGGGTGTCGGTCGATCCGCGTTTCTGGGACGCCGAGATGGATGTCTCGGTGAATGTCGGCCTCGGCCGGGGCACCGACGAACAGCGCATGCAGTTCCTCGGCATGATCGGCCAGAAGCAGGAGCAGGTGCTGCAGATGCTGGGGCCGGATAACGCCCTGGTCTCGATCGGGCAGCTGCGTGAGACCTACGCCGAGATGCTGCGCATTGCCGGCTTCAAGAACCCTGACCGGTTCTTCAAGGTCGTCACGCCTGAGCAGGAGCAGATGCTCAGCCAGCAGATGCAGCAGAACAAACCGCCCGACCCCAACCAGCTGCTCGCCCAGGTCGAGGGCGAGAAGACCAAGGCGAAATTCCAGACCGATCAGAGCCAGCAGCAGCTCGATGCCGCCAAGCAGAAGTCCGATGACGATTTCCGCCGCGACCAGCTCGACGCGGACATCGTCCTGCGCGCCGCCGAGATCCAGGCGAAATACGGTGGCCAGATCGACCTGCAGGCGCTGCGCGGGCTGATCGACGCCGATCGCGATGCGCGGTCCCAGCAGCACGCCCTGGCCATGCAGGAGAGCGCGCAGCAGGCCGCCGCTCAGGCGCAGACCGCTGACCTCGCCGCCACCACCCAGCGCGAGGCGCTGAAGCATGTCGTGGGCGCCAGGATGCAGGACGCCCAGATGGCGAACGCCGGGAACATCGCCCAGGAGCGTGCCAACGCGCAGATCCGCACCGGGCTGATGCGTGAGGCGCTGCGGGCGCCGCCGATGGGCACGCCCGGCGCCTCGTCCGCCTCCCCCGGCCCCTCCCCCCGTCCCACCAATGGCGCCACCGCGCCCACCCCGGGCGGCGTCTGATGGCCGGCCTGATGCTCACCGAGGAAGACCTCCTCATGCAGGCCGAGGAGGAGCGGCGGGCCCGGGCGGCGCAGATCTGGCCGCAGAACAACCCGGTCGGCACCGAGACCACCGCGACGCTGTCGCCGCGCAGCTGGTGGGACGACACCAGCGACGCCCTCTGGCGCGGCGTCACCGATCCGGCCTCCCTGCTCACCATGGGCGCCGGGATCAATCCGGCGGCCAATATCGTCCTCGGCGGTAAGGATGTCGCCGAGGGCGCCACCGACGCCGCCAAGGCGCTGTTCCGAGGCGACATCGAGGGCACCCGCCCGGGGTCGCTGCAGATCGGCCTGGGGCTCGCCGGCATGCTGCCGTTCGGCGGCATCATCCGGAAGGCCAAGCCGGAGATCGAGGCTGCCGTAACAGCCGCCAGGGCTGCCGAGCGCGACGTGGCTCCTACGGCCGCCAGGGTGGCCGCAGACGCCCCTGTGCCTCGCCCGGCACTCATGAACCCTCCGGCGCCTGCGGCCGTCCTGGGGCCTCTGGAGCCGCCGCGTGGGGCTGTCCCGGGCGTGCCGGTGCCCGAGCCGCCGCCGGAGGTCGTGGTGCCCAAGAAGAAGAAGGCCCCGCCAAAGCAGGCGGAGATGGCGGGCCCGCCCTGGCGACCGCTGGGGGCGCCGCCTGATGTGACGCCCCCACCTGGGGCGGTCCCTGATCTGCCGCCCCTCGAGCAGGGGCTGCTGTATGACCCCGCTAAGGC